CATATAAAATTATTGTTACTAAGCCAATCACCATAAGTTGTTTTACTAGTTTTGTAAAGTTTATTTCTAGAATTCTGTAATACAAATCTAATATCCAAGTCTGGTCTCTGTTGTTTTATACGCAGATGTTTGGCTCTATCCTCTTTTGTAAGTTGTCCCTTGAGTTCTATTATAATACCGTTTGATAATATAATATCTGGGGTATATGTTTTTCGAATCGCTGGGACTACATAAGGTATGACTAAGGTTTCATATTCAAAGTCAACTTTATCTTCATTAAGCTTACCACAAACAGTAGCTTCAAAGATAGATCTATAAAATCCTTTTTCTTTGCGCAACACACTCATGGGATATCTTCTGAAACATTGGGTTCATTAACCACCTTGGTTAACCATCGTGGTCCTTTACTGTAAATAAACTTTCGTAATCCTTGTCCATCATTAGCATCAGACCAACAGTCATTCTTATATGCGCAGTAAGAACAACCCACACTTAGTTTCATATTGCCTGATGTTCCCTCCGGTTCTTCATCATAACATCTTGGTGGTGGTTTGTTCTTGTCTTTTAATACAACTCTTAAATGTTTAATTCTTTCTCGTGCATTTGGTACATCAGATTTATCTGGGCGACACAATGCTAGTGCTCCGCTTTGTTTATCAATAGCAAGAAAGGCTACCTCGTCATTGTTATTAGCCGCTGAGTATGCAGCAATCTGATGAAGATACCCAAAGGCATCAGTCTCTGGTGTGATGTCGTTGTCTCTAAATTTTCTAAAACCAAATTGTGATGCTGACTTAACGTCAACCACGACTCCATCTATCACGGCATCTTGGTGACCAGTTACTCCGTCAAGTTTTAAAGTTCTCTGTTCATCAGTGACAGAATGACCTGCCGTTTTAGATAGTAATAATAATAGTGCCTCTAACATATGTCCATATAAAAACTTAATTCGTGCATGAGCTGGCATATGTTCTCTTAATTCTGGTTTATATAACTCATACCATAGTTGACGATCTGGTTTACCGAGGCTCGACATACGAATACCTCGGCTACCAGATTGTTTTTCTGTTAAGTAAGTAAGAACAGCATCTTTCATACTCTCTGCAAATTTATTTAAATCATGTGGTTTCGGTTTTCTATCGTTACCTTCATCAAACAATTTGTAAATATCTTTTACAAGAGTATCTATGCTTTTCTTACTAGACATTAGAACGGAAGCTTATCGTCTTCCAATTCGTTTTTAGATGCGCCGTTAGTTTTAGCCTGGTATCCAGACTCTTCACTAAACTCATCTAAATTTTCAGAAGGACTGTACTCTACGAGTTTCGTTACTTGTACAGCTTTCAAAGATGAGCCAACACCTTGATTACCACCGACATTATAATCATAGGTATCAAAGGCTACATTAACCAATGAACCATTACCGATTAAAACATCAGAACTAATGGGTGTTTTCTTAGAATCTACAACACGAGGTGCAGAGTTCTTTGTACCATCCTTACGAGTGTACTTTCTTTTAATGGTAACGAAATCATTTCTCTCGTCACCTTTGTTTTTAATACGAGGACCAAGACCCAAATCTTGTAATTGTTTCTTAGTCTTTGCATCCACTGTTACATCAATGGAAAAGATACCTTGCTCATTATACTGATCAAAGTGTGGTTGATGGACTTTCGCCCAGTATGCAGTTCCAGATATTACTGGCATAGTTTTCTCCTTATATAAAAGTTTGTAAAAGTTAGTGTCTCCGAAGAAACACTTGGACAGTATACCATACTGTCAGTGGTGTCAACAGTTAGTGAGTTTCTTTCCAAGTCGTGCCGATTGAATACTCGCTATCTAGTGGACATCGTAAGTTAAATTGTTTTTCTACACGTTTCATTGCCTCCTTTGTTATGTTACCAAAATCTACAGCTTGTTCCTTACGGACTTCAAACTGCACCTCATCATGGACGTTAGCCACTGGCTTGGCATCCACGTTCTGCTTGTCAACCTCATCAATTATATTGAGTAGCCACTGCTTACATATAATTGCACCCGCTCCTTGAATAAGTGTATTCAAACTGGAGTGGATAGATCGAGCAAGTAGAATTCTTTTATCAAGCGCAACCAATTGGTACTCCCCATACTTGCGCTTTCGTTGTTGTAATAAATTAATTAGATTGTTTGTCAGTGTCTTCATACCTTTAACTTTATTTATGAATCGTTTACGACTAGCGAGTCCAGCCTCTGTATTGCCACCGACTATCTGACCAAGCTTGGCATCTCCCGCTCCATAGATAAAGGCATACACCCAAGTCTTTGCCGTCGGTCTATCTTTTAAACCTATGATGTTTTGGTTGTAGGTATGTATGTCTCCGTCAACTACTTGTTCAGTAAACTTAGGGTTCTGTAGATAGTGCGCAAAGCATCGTAACTCTAGGCCACTAGCATCAGAACCAACCAAACAATACTTGTCTGGGTTCTCTATGGTCCACAGTGAGCGACACTCTTTACCGTAAGGTGAGTAACTTGCTGGGACTTGTGCCATGTTAGGACCATAGTGACTCATACGAGATGTAACACAACCAAGTGTAATAACTTTACCATGCACTCGGTTATCATCTTTAACATTCTTTAACCATGATTGTATTTGTGACACACGTTTCTCATATAATAAATATTCGGCAATCATCTTAGCCTCTGGATACTCCAACTCTTTTAAAACTTTCTCATCAATTACTGGTAGTCCTGTTGGTGTAGTTTTTTTAGGCACCCAATTATATTTCTTTTGTAATCTCTCGGCTACTTGTTTACGAGAGCTAGGGTTAAACTCATCGACATGATCCTTCAATGGTTTACCAGTAGTCTTATGAAATCGTGGTGTATATATTGTTGGGAATATAGTTTGTAAGTCTTTCTTTAAATCTTCTGATTTTGTTT